TGTCTGATTCTAATTTTTTAATTATAATCCACGGTTTCATAAATTACCTCTCTAATAACTTACAGTATAAGACAACTATTCCTGGTTGTCAACTAATTCTTCAACAATTCCAAATATTTCTGCAACTAAAAACCCTATTCCAGCAAGGGCAAATCCACCCATTGCTAAGGCTAAAGCTGAAAAAATACGAATAACACTTTTAATAAGCGACATATTTAAATGATTTGCTTCAAAGTTCATCAGAATACTCCTCTTTTATTACGGTTTCAATATCATAGGAATCATATTTCTCATGCCATTGGGGATTATACATTCCCAATTTTGCCTCAAATCCTTTACCTGTAGATGAATAATCATCATAGTTCAATTCAAGTTCCTTGCCGTCATAAGCAATAGTTTCCACCAAATTCGCAAGGTCAGTTTCAACACTTCCAAACATTAATTTGGATTTATCAAACTCCTCACATTCTACATCTGCATACCAAAAATGACCTTTCTCGGCTGAGAAATAAGTAACTGCTGGTGTGCCGGCTTCATGTGTATCTAGATAACATTCCCTGCTATAAACATGAGTGCAGTCATCTAAATCAACATAAAATTCTGTATCGTCAATCTCTTCACCCTTTTCATCTATTTCATGGACTCTGAGTTCACAGTCTATCCATATACCATTAGAGTGTTCTATATCATCGATGTCGTGCCAATAAACTTCTTCTTCTTCGCCATTGAAAGATGGGCCCATTTCGTTATCATAGTCAAACGCTTTTTCTTCTAAATCGTGAGGGTCTTTGTCTTTAAAGTGGTCATAAAATTCTTGACTTACTTTTCCTATTGTAAGTTCTCCACCATAGCGCTCGCCATTTATTCTAAATGTTTTAGACACTGGTTATACCCCTTTTAGGAACGTGTCTATAGATAACTTTTTGTAAAGCGTCTTTTACTATAGGATTAGAACTATATCTTTCTTGCTCTAATAAAAAGCTAGCTGCCTCTGCTCTTGTCATTTCAGTAGGCAAAGCTGTAAAGTAAACGTCTGTATGGTCTTTAAGTTTTTTAACTCTGCCTACCATATCGTTACCGAATCTAGCTTTGGTTACACCTGTTGGTGTTGTAGAAACACCTGCATATAAAAATTTTTGATTAGTCATATATTTACCTTTAGTTTAATTAATACCATATTTTAACATCTTAGGAACCAAAAGTCAAGCATTTATTTCAAAAAATTCAAGTCTATGTTTATACGGAACTTGACATCTTGGATACTTAACCAATAGGTCACTACCCCTTTCAAATCTAACAAGTAGGTTTGGAAACTCTGTAATATCACAAGCTATGTAGATTATTTCTTTGGCGTGTTCGTGTGCCTCTTCTTGAACAAAAACTCTACCGACTCCACCCATCTTACTTGGCGCAAAACCTAGTCCACCTTTGGTGAAACATTTTTGGTCATACTTTTGTCCGCTTTCATCTATATGGTCATGTCCCCTACCATCTACGAAGGTAAGTTCTGGGAACCATATTTCTAATTGTCTTTCTAGGAAGTGTGATGACAATCTGCCATCTTTGAGAAGTTTATAACATTCTTTCTTTGGAATATCTCCAAAAGCAACGTTATCTATTATAAACCTATAGGTGTGGTTTAGTTGAATCATGTAAACATTATACACTCAATGATGTATAATGTCAAGCATTAAATGCCTCGGGGGTAAATGGACCTGCAGAGCATACCCCCTAGGACTTTACTTGCCAAATGCCTTGCCGGCTTCCGCAATTCCAAATGAACCTAAAGTTACAACTACGAATGAAGTGTAGATTGTATCTGATATTGGAAGGTCCTGCCCCCAATACCCGGTTACTAAATCTGTAATACCAAATGCTACCATCATAAAGAATGATGCAAATCCAATAATAGCTTTTTCATTGATATTGTTGTTATCTCTAAATAAAGAGCCAAAAGTAAATTTTGGTTCTGGTTTAGCCTGGTCAGCTGTAATTTTTAATTCTCTGGAAAGTTTTTCCATTTCCTTAATTTTATCATTAGCTTCATCTAGTTTAATAATGAGGTCAGTATATTTGTCCAACTCCATAGTTGCTTTGTTTTCTACGATGTCGTTCATTTTGATTTCCTCTTATCTATTGCTCTAGACCCAAACCAAAAGGAAATAATGGCAGCAAATATTGCTTTTGTATCTTCGTCCCATAAAATGTTTAGGGATTCTGAAACAGACATTCCTTGTGATAATGCTTCTGATAAAAGAGATACTTCAATGGCACAAAAAAGTCCAAAGAAACAATAGGTTATAACAGGCCTTACAGATTTCTGTAATCCAGCGATAAAACCAGTTCCTTTGTTAATTGAAATGTCGTGTTCAACTAGGCGTTCATGTTCTTTATCATGTGCCTGAGCCTGAAACATATTGAATTCTGTTTCTGACATTTTAGACTTTAATTCAGCCTGTAATTTTATTTTTTCAAGTTCAAATTTTCTGTCTGCTTTGTCTTTGAATCCGTCAATTATTCCTGGAATAACTGAACCACCAAGACCGAGAGCAGAACCTAATAGTCCGCTTAACATAATTATACCTCTCTTAAATAATGTATCGGTATAATATTTATAAATTAATCTAATTTAATACTGGAATAATCGTCAAGTTTTTTAAGGAAAGAGTTTTCACCCTGCCCTTGACCTGAATCTTGGATTTGTTTTTGTGCTGAATCGTCTAAGTCAAACAATTTCATTTTACTTCTATCAACACCTATCATAAATCTTTTGTTTCTTGTAGGGTCTGAATATCTGTTCTTTAATTGTTTAACCATTATTTGTCCCATCTGTTCTAGTTCTTCTGTGCTAATCAAAGCAAACATTAAGTCTGCCGTTGCAGGCAAACCAAACGATTCAGAAGTATCTGTATGTTCTACATCACTAGAATTGTAACCACTTCTTGTTGTTTGTGTAGCAGAAACAATAGGAACATCAAACTCTACTGCTAAGCCTCTAAGCTCTTCTGCGATACTTTTAATAATTGTATAAGAGTTTGCAGAACTACCTGGCCTAAATCTACTACTTGTGCAAATGTTTAGATAGTCAATAAAAATAATATCAGGAACAAAGTTTCTTTTAATTTTCAATTCATCAAGTAGAATTTTAAAATGTCCGGCGTGTGCTGATGCTGTAGGATATTCTTTAATTACAAGACGACCTTCTATTTTCTTTTTAATCTTGTCAATTCTTTCATCAAACATCTGCTTAGATAAATCTTTTAAATCCTGTATAGCAATGTTCATCATATTTGCATCTATTCTTTCTGCAATTCTTTCTTCTGCCATTTCTAATGTAATGTATAAAACATTTTTGCCTTGTTTAATTGCTCCTGAGGACATATGACACATAAACAACGACTTACCTACTCCCGTGCCTGCAAGTGCTATATTCAATGTTTTGTTTGATAATCCACCTTCAGTAATTTTATTAAAAAACTCTAAATCGAAAGGCATTTTTTCTTCTAGTCTGTGATAAAAGTCAAAACGTTCTTCAGCATTTTCTATATAGTCATGTCCAACTGTAACATTAAAACCTATACTTAGGGCATCTGAAAGTATGCTAGGTAATGCATCAGGAGTCTTTTCACCTTTACCATCTATAATTTGTATGGATTCCATTATGGCATTGTAAACAGCTTTGTCCTTACAGAACTTTTCTGTAGACTCTAAAAGCCATTCCTCATTAACGTTATCTTCTATAAGTCCGTTAATTAAGGTTTCACATTTACCATATAAATCTTCACTAATGCTTCTATTTTCTTGTAGGGCTATAAGTAAGGCAGACTTACTAGGAGGGGAATTATATTTTACAACAAAGTTAGAAATAGTTTTATAAACTTCTCTATCTTCTACATCTAAAAAATAATCTGGTTTTAGAAAAGGAACAACCTTTCTAACATATTCTTCATTAAATAATAGGTTGCTCAGTATCTGTGTTTCTAATCTCATCTATAAATTCCTTTCTTATTATTTCTATACAGGGCTCGCATAGGTATACTTCGCCTTCCATTGTATTAAAACATATACCCTCATCATTGTCAAGGATATTGTCATCACAACGGTCACATTTACCCAATATCGTCATATGCTTCTGCAATGTCTTCCTCTGAAATTTCTTCCTGCATTATTTTGCCTGTTGAGATTAGATAGTGGTC